ACCTCAAGCACCTGATTTTCAGGGTGTATTAGCAAAAAGGTAGTAAAGAACCAATATTTGAAGGAGAAGATGGCGATGGTATAGACCCTCGCAGACTCGATTTAGCTGAACGTCAAGAACTTGAGATAGCTGCTCGTCAGGAACTTGAAGAAATCGAAAAGCGATTAAAGAGCACAAAAATAACAACTGAACACAAGTTGTCAAAAAAGGATATTGAAGATATCCAATCACAAGATGTTGAAAACATCTAAAAACAGAGTAAAACGGCTGTGCAAACTTGTTTGCATGGCTGTTTTAATCAAGACAAGCGCAGCGCGTCAGTAATAAGCACTAATACCCTTGATATATTAGTGCTTATTGACACCAAAGAGTTATATTTGGAAAGTGAATTAGGCAGAAGGAGGTACGACGCACAACGAAATGAACAAAAACAAATAGACGATAGTGTCAAAAAAAAACAAAAAAAACAAAAAGTATGCCGTTATCACCAGACGCATGGGCAAGTATAGGAACAACCCTATTCAATACAGGCTCACAATTATATACAAATAGTTTAAACAGAAAAAACGCATTAGCAGATTGGAACAGACAAAACGCTTATAACAATCCAAAACAACAAATGCAAAGATATAAGGAGGCAGGATTAAATCCGAATCTTATATATAACCAGCAAAACACTGCACAACCGGTAAGAAGTACAGATTATGTAGCACCTCAAGCACCTGATTTTCAGGGTGTATTAGCAAAAAGTGCTCAAATTAAGTTACAAGACCAGCAGTTAAAAAATGCAGAATTAACAAATACTGCAATACAAGCTCAAATAAATAAAACAAATGCAGACGCATTATATGTAGCAAGTAATACTAAATTTAAAGATTTAGATGTAGAAAGATTGAAAGGCTCATTACCTGGATTAGTAGAACAAGTACAGTTAAGAAGTGAAACTATGAAAGCTGAAATAGCTAACAAAGTAGCAGATACACAAAATAAAATAGCACAATTGCCTATTTTAGAAAAACAGAAAGAAAAAATTGCTTTAGAAGTAAATAAATTATTTAGAACAAATGCATTTATAGAATTAAATGCTAATCAACAATTAGCAGTTCAAAGAGCTACAGTAAAAGCAATACAAGCAACAACAGAATTAAATAGAAAAAGATATGTTACAGAAGATTTTACTCAAGAAAAATTATATTCAGATATATTAAAATCATTTAGAAATAATAATGATGTACCTGAAGATTTTGTAGACAAAATATTAAATATAGCAAAAGGATTAATACCTAAATTTTAATTATGAGATTATATACTCAAGACCAAATATTAAGGTTAATAAAATTATACAATACGGCAGATATGTCCGAAAAAGAGTTACTTAAAAAGTACGTAGAACAGGCACTATTTAAATATTTTAATAACAAACTAAAAACAAAAAAATGCGAAGAAGGAGCTATCGCCGAACATCTCGAAAGGGCAGTTATGGCAAACGACGTAAAGTAAGCCGTACATATTATGTATCACGCGGCGGAATTCGACTATAACAAATGGGGGTTAGTCACCCCCTATTTAAAATTGTTTTAAAATCAAACAAAATCAAACAAAATGGGAAAAAATCTATTCAATTCCATTAAACTCGAAAGACCTAAAAAGAATGTCTTTGACCTCACGCATGACGTGAAATTATCAGCTGATATGGGTAATTTAGTACCTATATTAACATTAGAATGTGTTCCTGGTGACAAATTTGAAATTGGATGCGAATCTTTAATAAGATTTAGTCCATTAATTGCTCCTGTTATGCACAGAATGGATGTAAGTATGCATTATTTCTTTGTTCCAAATCGTATATTATGGGATAATTGGGAGAAGTTTATTACAGACGCTAATTCAGGAGCAGTAATGCCGTATTTAACAAGTAATGTATTTGAGCCACAATTAATTGCACAATACCCAACTTCTTCATTAAATGCAGATTATTTAGGTGTACCAACACCACCTGATAACAGTACTATAGTAAATATTAATGCTTTGCCATTTGCTGCATATCAATGTATTTACAATGAGTATTATAGAGATCAAAATTTAATTGCACCTGTTAATTATAAATTAACAGATGGAAACAATACAACTTCTCTTGCTAGAGTTAGAGAACTGACAGACTTAAGAAAACGTGCATGGGAACATGACTATTTTACTGCAGCTTTACCTTTTGCACAAAAAGGTGCAGCAGTAGATATTCCATTAGGAGAAATTTCAGGAGATGTTTTAGTAAAAACAAGTGGTTCAACAACAACCCTAACAGGTTCACCAAATAGTATTACAGTAGATGCGGCTTTACCAACACCACCTTATGCTCCAAATCAATTATTTGCTGAAACAGATGGTTTAGAATTACAAGCTACAACAATTAATGATTTAAGACGTGCATTTAGATTACAGGAATGGTTAGAAAAGAATGCAAGAGGTGGTACACGTTATATTGAAAGTATTTTAACACATTTTGGTGTTAAATCAAGCGATAAGCGTTTACAAAGACCTGAATATATTACAGGAGTAAAATCACCTGTAATTATTAGTGAAATAGTAAATACAACAGGTCAAACAGAAGGATTACCACAAGGTAATATGGCTGGACATGGTATGTCAGTAAGTTCAGGCCGTTCAGGTTCATATTATTGTGAAGAACACGGTTATATTATTGGCATAATGTCTGTAATGCCTAAAACTGCATATCAACAAGGTATTCCCAAAACATTCCTTAAAAATGATACATTAGATTATTATTGGCCTTCATTTGCTCATATTGGTGAACAACCTGTAGTAAATAATGAAATATATGCATATACCTCTACAGGTGAAGATACATTTGGATATGTTCCACGTTATAGTGAATATAAATATATGCCATCAAGAGTTGCTGCAGATTTTAGGAATGATTTAGATTTTTGGCATTTAGGTAGAATATTTAATACACAACCTTCATTAAGTGCATCTTTTGTAGAATGTGATCCAACTAAGCGTGTATTTGCAGTTGAAGATGGAGTTCAATCATTATATTGTCATGTATTGAACAAAATTAAAGCTATTAGACCGATGCCAAAATTTGGAACACCAATGTTTTAAATATGAGTACTAGATGTATCACACCTTTTTATAAAAAAGAACTTATAAGAGGCGAATACATGCCATTACCATGTGGAAAATGCCCCCCATGTAAAAAACGTCGCACAAGTGGTTGGTCGTTTAGATTAGTTAAAGAAGGAGAGCGGAGTTTATCCGCTCTCTTTATTACATTAACATACGATACTGAATATGTACCAATAACAAAAAATGGTTATATGAATCTTGATTTACAAGATTTGCAAAAGTTTTTTAAACGATTAAGAAAAAAAACAGATGAAAAACTCAAATATTATGCAGTTGGGGAATATGGAAGTCAAAAAAAGCGACCACATTATCATATCATTCTTTTTAATGCTAATAAAGAACATATTATTGATGCTTGGAATATTAATAGTAAGCCTATTGGCTCTGTGCATATTGGTAATGTTAGTTCTGCCAGTATCGGTTATACGTTAAAATATATGTGTAAAGAATCAAAAATACCAATGCATCAAAATGATGATAGAAAAAAGGAATTTGCAGTTATGTCAAAAGGACTTGGTAAAAATTATATGACAAATGCCATGATTAAATGGCATAAAAACGATTTATTAAATCGTATGTATGTACCTATAGAAGATGGTAAAAAGATTGCTATGCCGCGATATTTTAAAGATAAAATATATACTGAAATAGAAAAGGATAAAATTAATGAACACATGGTTAAAATTGGTGAACAAGAAGATGAAAAATTGTTACAATTTTATGGTTCAGAATATGAAAAGGAAAGAATGCAAATGGAACAGGGATTAAGAGCATTTAAAAAAATGTATAAAGATTCAGAATATGAAAGAAAACAAAACTATGAAAATTAAAAATTTTATGAATTATGGTCAATTTGAAAAAGACCATGAAAAAGATTTTGGCCCAAGTCAAACAATACCAGACCAAACAATGTCTATAAGAGAATTGGTAAGAAGATACGCAAGTGGTTTACCACTCGGAGGTAGTAAAGAACCAATATTTGAAGGAGAAGATGGCGATGGTATAGACCCTCGCAGACTCGATTTAGCTGAACGTCAAGAACTTGAGATAGCTGCTCGTCAGGAACT